TTCATGCCATCTTCGGATGTGATGTAGCCTTGACCACGACCAAGAATACCTTGCAGCTCAGCAGGACACTTCAGCACGTCTTGCGAGTAGCCTTGATTCTGCATCATCAAGCTGACAGTCGCTTCATACGAAAAGTTCTTCTCTTGAATTGGCTGAATGCCGAGCTTAATCGGATCTTTCGGATTGCTGAAGTCAACCTTCTCACGAGCGCGTGTGCAAGCGATGATGTGCGCAGGGCATTGCAGCATGTACGTCATAAAACGCTTGTGCAACTTCTTTGCAGTCTTCCAATCTGGGAAGCGTGATTGGGTTGCAATCCACTCGCAGCCGCCTTCACTTTCCCATTCGTGCGTCACAGAGTCAATGACAATCACTTCAGCGCCAGCATTACACGCAGCTTCGATTGCAGCAATGTAGCGATCTGGACTGAATGGCGAATAAAAGTCGATGATGTTGAATGGTTGTGGTAGTGCGTTTGCGTACAACGAACCACGGCGGTTCTCGGTGTCAATGAGAACGATCTTGTCTGCATCGTTACCAGCCAGACCGTAAGCCAGTTGCAACGCTGTGAATGTCTTGCCAGAGCCAGACACGCCAGAAAGCTGGATCAATAAACGCGCACCTTGGCGCTGTGCTTTTCTTACTTCAAAACTCATTTTGCATTTCCTTTAGGTTGTGTTTTTGGCCAGCCTGCTTTTGTGAATTCAGAGACTACATTTGCAATCGCAGGTAAAGTGCGAACTGCCTTTTCCTCATCAGCTGGTAAGTATTTTTCAAACTCTGGCAAAGCCATCACGAGCGCTTTTCGAGTAGTCACAGAATTTGCCACTGCTGTTAGCTTGATGCTTAACTCGTTGTGGTCTTTGATCTGCTGCTCATATTTGGCGTGAAGCTCTGTAACTTTTTCCCAGACCTTTGGATGTCTACTTTGTAGTACTCCACAATCATTTCTCTGAGCAAAGAAGTAGAAGTTTGAGAATCGTCGCGGCATCGTGATGTATTCACGATTCAAGTATTCACATTGCAACTCATCTTTGATGATCTTCTTAATCGAATCAGGCAATGCAGCAGACAGCGCATCTTTAGCAATCTTCTGCGCCTGTTCTTCATAATCAATCTTTGGAACATCGTGCATTGCAGCGCGAACAAATGCTTCTCGAATGGTGTTTGTCAATCTCATTTCTTCTCTCCAGTTGCACATTTCTCATGCGCGTTGATAAATTGTTTGCATTTCAATGTGAAGTCACGCACTTCAAGTGGCAACTTCAATGTTTTCTTTGCACCACAAGCTGTGCAGTGCAGCACGTTGTCTTTGAACGTGCAGTGTTCTTTTTTGTCTTCAGACACCATCAATCTCCTTCTCAGCCCAAACAGGCAGTGACAAATTAACAATCTCTTTCGAGTAGCTTGGCCATTCGTTTTTACGGTGGCATTCAACGATCTTTGCCAGCTGCTCGCGATAACGCTTGTGGCCGTAGTCGATCATCTTTGATGGCGCTGAGTACATAGCTGTAGCGTATGGCGCGTCTTTTTCTTGGCAGAAATACAGGAACGGTGGACGTTCCGATGTTTGCCAGAATCGTTGCCACACATCGGTGTAAAACGCTGCTTGGTAGTGGTAGCTCAGATTCCAGTATGAGCGACCGAACTCGGATGCGGATGCGTCCTGTGTTGTTTTGCCGTCCAGAATCAACCCGTTCGGAAACTGATCGCAAGGCATGATGGCCAGATCAGGGCGAATCTTTAGCGTCAAAGATGTTTCTTTGTCTGTGATGAATATCGAGTTTTCGATAATGCAGTTTTCGTGGTTGAGCAACATGGCCATCACTGGATGTTTACTGGCCAGCTCTGCCATTTTCAGCGGCTGCTTGTATTCGTCAGGCTTGAACGGATGCTTACCAGAAGCCTCAATGTCAGCAAACAGTTGCTTGCCTTCTTTGGTGCGTCGATCAATTCCATCCGGAACTTCTACAAAGTCACGTTTGTAGTTGTGCGGCTCGAACAGAGCTGTGTGCCATGCTGTGCCAGTGATCATTGCTGCGGTTGCTTCTTTCTTCTCGCGCTCTGGGTTCACATACGATTGCCAATAGTGCAACGCTGATCGCTCCATCACTTTGAAGTGACTGCTTGAGATGCCTTCTGCGGCGTGGTATTCCTCGTTGGTGAGGGTTGTGGTGATGTAGTTCACGACTTACTTTCGTTGTTGATGAGCACTCAGTGTATCACAGAACTTCACGTGTGTGAAAAAATATTTTAAAAATATTTCTTGCAGAACTTCACAAGTGTGATATATTTGAGTTTCAACAACAGGAGAAACCAATGAGTAAGGTTATGTTAGTCGGTGGGCCTCATGGCGGAAAGTCAGTCGAATTTGTCGGTCCAGTACTGAAGATGGCAAAGCATATTCCGCTCGCCTCCGTTATGCACGGAGATGGATTAGACAAGATTGCAACGCATTGCGTAGAAGACAGGTATGTCTTGATAACTACAAGATCAAACAATGAAACATATTCACTTTATGTGTACGAATACGAGATCCATCAAGATCCAATTGGATTGTTGATTCGTGAGATTCACAAACTTAACAGAAAACTGCAAGGAGAAACAGCATGAAATACGTAATCGAAATCAAGGAACTTGAAGCGCCACCAAAAGATTGGCAGCATAGAACAAACTGGGAAGGTGATGGACTCTACACTGTGAAAAGCGAATCATTTTCGCTTTACTACGTGTATCAGCATGGAGTCCAATATTTAAGCTACCCAGAGCAGCTTATGAAAAATCCACTCGTAGAGTCTGGCGAATCCGTAAGCGAATCATTGCTGCTGAAGGCAATCGCAGCAGCTGCACATGCGAAGGTGTTGACATGAAAGACTGGCTATACGCAGCAGTAGCTGTATTCGCAATCCTGACTGTATCGTCATGTTTGGATGGTCACGCATTCGTGCGCAATACGGCATACATCGGTAGCAATCCAACGAAGTCAGAGGCTTACCAGATCTGCCAAGACATCGGTGGGCCGAATGCTTGGTTCGTGATCTCAGACTCAGGCAAGATCATCTGCGTGAACAAGCGCGGCAACAAACTATCGGAGCAGCCGAAATGACTGACAAAGAACTGCTAGAGCTGGCTGCTAAAGCGGCCGGATATAAATGGGACTGGTATGGATGCAGCTTTCATATCTCCATTGATGAAAAGCGTTATACATCTTGGAACCCACTAACAGACGATGGCGATGCGCTGCGGCTGGCTGTGAAGTTGCAAATCATCGTTGGCAGATATGACAACTATGTAAATGCATCGCCGCTGCATGATGGCGCAAAAGAAGTTGTTATCTGGAGCCACAACGAAAAAGACCCATACGCAGCAACCCGCCGAGCAATCGTAAGAGCAGCAGCAGAGATTGGAAGGACGCTATGAAACCAGCAAAAGTCAAACTAAAAAAAGGCGTGATACCCCGCATCAGATCGCGCAAGAAAGCGATTGAGAAGTTACGTCGAGCTATGGCTGAGTTCATCAATCATCCAGTTGGTGCGCCTGAGCGCAACAAGAAAATATCGCGCCTTGGATCTGTGAACAACACGATCATCAATATGTTTGGCATCGCACGAGCGAAGCGCATCCAGTTGTTCGTTATGCGGCAGGAGATGGGTAAATGAGCCAGATTCAATCTGTAAGCTATGAGCAGGACTACATCATCAAGTCGATCATGGAGTTATGTGGAATTGAACAATTCAGCGCCGATCTGACTTATGGCAATGGTGGATTTTGGAGAGATCTTCCGCATCCATTGATGAAATTTGATATTGATCCGCAGACTCCAGACACCATTGAAGCAAGTAGTACCGATCTCCCTCTGGCGAGCAATGTTCTCAACTCGGTAATGTTTGATCCACCATTCCTGACATACATCAAAGCTGGTCGTGAGCACAATTCAGTTATGGGTAAGAGATTTAGTGGCTACTGGAAATATGACGAGCTTGAAAAGCATTATCGAGAAACGATCTCAGAAGCTCATCGAGTGTTATGGCACAAAGGTATCTTCGTCATCAAATGCCAAGATATCATTCACAACCACAAGATGCACGCAACTCACGTCAATGTTATCAACTGGGCTTCTGGAATGTTTAGACTAAAAGACTTGTTCGTTCTGGCTGCAAAGCATCGTATGCCAATGCCTGAGACTGAAGGCGCAAAAAAGCGGACGCAGAAGCACGCTCGAATTCATCATTCATATTTTCTTGTGCTGGAGCGTTTATGAGTATCGTTCTTCGCCCATACCAACAAGACGTAGTAAATGAAGTCCGCAAGTCATTCGCTGAAGGCTATAAATGCCCACTGCTTGTAGCCGCGACAGGAGCTGGGAAGACTGTGATGTTTAGCTACATCGCAAAGAACGCCGCAGAGAAAAACAACGCAATCATCATTGCTGCGCACCGCAAGGAAATCATTCGTCAGATCAGCCTTTCACTGGCCAGATTCGCATTGCCGCACAACGTCATTGCAGCACCTGCACTGGTTCGCCAGATCAAGGTCGCGCAGTTCAAAGCATTCGGCAAGTCATTTGTTGATCCGGCATCATCAACAATGGTCGGATCTGTGCAAACAATCGTCGGTCGCTTCTCTGACATCGACGTTTCGATTGCGCACCTGTCAAAGCGAATCTCGAATCCAGCCAAAACCATCGTGATTCAAGACGAAGGCCACCATGTCGTCGAGAACACAGCATGGGGTCGTGTAATGGATCGTTATGGGCCAGCAGTAGGTAACGTGAGCCTGATCGTCACAGCGTCCCCGCAACGACTGGATGGCCGAGGATTGGGCAAAGGTCACGGCGGCTACGCAGACACCATCATCGAAGCGCCACCAATGTCGTGGTTGATCGAAAATGGATTTCTGTCGCCGTATCGCATCTTCACAGCACAGCATCAGATCGACGTGTCATCGGTGAAAACGAGGATGGGCGACTATGCCACCTCAGACTTGCAAGAGGTAGTGGATCGCCCCCAAATAACCGGAGACGCAATTACACACTGGCGTAAGCACGCAAACGGCCTCAAAACGGCTATTTTCTGCGTCTCCGTCGAGCACAGTAAGCACGTTGCTGCTGAATTCAACGCGAATGGTATTCCTGCGGCTCACATTGACGGAGGAACGGATGATGCTGAGCGCGACAAGGCGATCATTGATTTTGCGAACGGCAAGATTCTGGTGATCACGAACGTCAATATTCTGAGTGAAGGCTTCGACCTGGCCAGTATTGCCCAGCAAGATGTCACGATTGACTGCGTGGTTGATCTGGCTCCAACGCAATCGCTGGTGAACGCCTTGCAGCGCTGGGGTCGAGCCCTTCGCCCTGCTGCTGGCAAGACTGCCGTGTTGCTCGACCATGCTGGAAACGTCATGCGACACGGCTTGCCAGATGAAGACCGCGCGTGGACTCTGGAAGGCGTCAAGAAAAAAAAGAAGAAGTCAGAGCTGGACGACGAAGAAGACATCAAAGTCAAGTGCTGCCCAGACTGCTTCTCAATCCACGAGCCTCAACCGGTGTGCCCGAACTGTGGCCATGTGTACGAGATCAAGGCTCGCAAGATTGAGCACATCGAAGGTGAACTCAAAGAGATCGAGCAAGCTCAGATCGAAAAGATGCGCCGAGACAGGATGCTCCAGCAGGGTAAAGCGCAGACCGTTGACGAGCTCGTACAGCAAGGCATGAGCAAGGGACGAGCAGAGAAGATCATCGAAGCACGACTGGCCAAGCAGGCGTTGCAGGAGGAGATTTTCAATAAGCTCTCAGAGATTCAGGTTAAGACTGGCTTCGGCCCGTACCAGACCTGCGGCCTTACCAGAGCAGACATCCTGAGATTGAAGCCCAAGCAGCTGAAAGAGCTGAATGCTACAATCACAACTGTGAACAATTAGGAATAAATCATGCAACTAGATGAAGCAATAAAACACTACAAAACGCAACGCAGGCTTGCAGAAGTCCTAAGCGTTGGCGAGCCTTGCATCAGCAACTGGCGCTCGCGCGGCAAAATTCCAGCGATGGCGCAACTGAAGATTCAGAAGCTCAGTCGCGGCAAGCTAAAGGCCGACACAGATGTTTTTGGAGGTAAGGCATGAGCTACCGTGAATTAGAGATGAAAGTCATCCAATGGGGTGAAGCTCGCAAGATCGTGCAGAACAGCACGCCACTTGCACAGGCTCACAAGACAGCTGAGGAGTTGGATGAATTGTTTGAGGCTATCAAGGCTGGCGATGTTGCCGAGATGAAGGACGCATACGGTGACATCTTAGTAACGCTGATCATGGGCTGTGCGACTGCTGACATCGACTTGGTTTCGTGCTTGGAGCTGGCCTACAACGAAATCAAAGACCGCAAGGGATTTCTGAATTCTGACGGAATCTTCGTAAAAGAGTGATTCTGACAAAACAAAAAAATTTGCATCAATGATTAACATTCCGTGATATACTAATTTCACAACAACACAAAGGTAAACATGAAACTTCTAAAAATCAATGATCTAGCCAAGATCCTGCACCGCTCGCCAGTGACGATCCGTGTCGATGTATCTCGCCGTCCAGAGACGCTCCCACCGCGCTTGGTATTTCCTGGCTCGAACCGTGTGATCTGGGCTGAGTCTGACGTAAACGAATGGCTGGCCAAGCGTCAGCGGACTGGAGAGACAGTATGAGCGCCCACGGCATTGAAGCAAAAGTCTGCGCAGACATCGAAGCTCGTCAGCAGCTTGGTATGAACAAATACGGCGTCAGCGTTAAAAACAATCCGCTGAGTCTGCGCGAGTGGCTTGAGCACGCTTACCAAGAGTGTCTTGATCAAGCCATCTATCTGCGCCGTGCAATGCATCAGATTGACAAGGATCAGTCGAAATGACATTCGCAAAAAACAAGAACGCAAAAACAGGTCGCATTCGCAGCCTGTTGCGCAAACTTGGCAAAGCTCAAACGGCTCAGCAGATTGCAGATCAGCTTGAGATTGATGCCAATTACATTCGCGTGATTCTGACGGCAATGCCAGACACATACATTGAGCGTTGGGATCGCACGAAGACAGGACGAGGCTGGCACGCAGTGTGGAATGTTGCGGTTGCGCCTCCAGACGCAATGCGCCCAAAGTCAGCGGCAGTTGAGCGCCGTCTGTATGACGCACAGTATCGCCAGCGCAAGCGTGATGCGAAGCGCAAGGCCGAGAAAGAGGCAAGGCTGGATGCGATGAATACTGTTGCACCAGTTGATTCTGGCCAGCCAGTGATTAAGACGCGCTGGGTGACTACACCACCTTGGGCAAACACAGGAGCACGACCATGATTGATGACGAGCCAGAAGACGAAATCTGCTCATGGTGCAGCGGATCAGGTGAAGGCATGTATGACGGTGCAACCTGCAAGAAATGCCACGGATCAGGCGTTGAGCCAGTAGAAAAGGATGACGATATATGAATGCACTAGACCACTACGAAAAGCTGTATGGCGATATGGATCTAAGCCCGCAGGACGCAGCAAAGTTTGTGTTCCTTTCCGGCTGGAACTCGGCCATGCAAGAAGCAATGCAACGTGTAAACGTAATGCCGTTTCCAGCCGACACGCGAGCCAGCTTTGCCGTTTATTTTCAGCAGATGATGCAGATTGATCCGTCTGTGATTCGGGAGAATATGCAATGAGTGCATGGCCTTTTCCTAAACACCCTGCACAACCGTGGACACCCAAGCAAATAAAAGAACACGCGCAACAAGAACGCGCACAACTGCCAGAGGCTCCGTTATGACTTTAAAAGAATACAACCCAAACATCCGTTGGTCAAAGCACACTTTTGAAATTACCTATATGCAATGGGACTACAAGTTCACAGAAGTGGTTGAAGTTGGTGGTAACTGCAAAGGTTTTGACTTGTTTGATAGCGCGATTAGCAGTCATGCTGACAAACTTTTTAAAGAGCAAGGTGAATTCCCAACTTTGATTCTTGAGAAAAACAATGGCGAAGATACGCTTTCAACTTGCTTTGCAGAAGAAGACCGTGGCGACTTGGATGATTGGTTGAAATCAATGTGCGTTGGTATAAAAATTATTAGCCATATTGAGGAAACAAAATGACAACACAAGCAGAAGCATTGAAGCTGGCGCTTGAGGCGTTGGAAGATTTTGACAGCCTACATGGTGATAAAACTCAAGAAGCCATCATTGCCATCAAAGAAGCCTTGGCACAGCCACAGCCAGAGCAGGGGCCTGTGGCGTGGGGATGGATTGATAGCGGAAAACTTATCGGGGCTTTGGACTATAAGCGGCATCCTGATTACATAACGCCTCTCTACACTAACCCACCACAACCCAAAGAGCCAGAGCAGGAGCCTGTGGCGTTTATGGATAAAGGAAAGTTTGAACACCTAAAAAAGAACAATGCCGTTTTAACAACCGTGACTTCATGGAGCGCTTTTGATGATGATGTTGCGCTCTACACCACCCCACCACAGCGCAAGCCGCAGTTCAAAGAGTTCATCAAATGGGCTGGCGCAAAAGGGTATGACTGCGCTCAAACGTGCAACTCAGACACGGGCGAGTGGATTGTTCTCAACCCAATGACCGCTGACCTTTGGAAAGCATGGCAGGCCGCCCACGGCATCAAGGAGTAAGGCATGACAACACAAACAGAAGTATTGACGCTGGCGCTTGAGGCGTTGGAAAAGCTGGTGCGCTTTGAAAGCGACTCATGGGAGCTTGGCAGTTGTCGAGTTGCTGGTCGAGCCATCAAAGCCATCAAAGAAGCCTTAGCTCAGCCAGAGCCTGTTGATTATGAAAAGCTGGCAGCACTGGGTTGGCAAGAGATTAACTGCCCGATTTGTGGTGGTTGTGCTAGAGCGTTTCCTAAGCCAGAGCAGGAGCCTGCGTTAAATCCAGAAGATTGTGCAAAAGATGTTTTTGAACACGGCACAAGCATGGGCTTATTTGTCATGCCCAAAGAAGAAGCCGAACAGTATTGTAAAGACGAAACAAAACGTACTGGTTACAAACACGATTGGCATTACGTTGCCGGACGTGTCCATGTAAAGGCGTTGATTCCAGCGCCTCAGCGCAAGCCGCTGACGGATGAGGAGGTGCGAGTGCTCTACAAAGTATCAACAGGTTTTGACTTTCACGGTGGCAGTGCCTTAACAGCTTTTATTCGTGCCATTGAAGCCGCCCACGGCATTAAGGAGAAGAACACATGACCTGCAAACACCGCTACGAGCCCACAAACTTTGGCATCAAATACAGAACACCAGGCAGCTACTGGTGGAGCTGCACCAAATGCGGCAGCACAATATTCTCAGAACTGAAGGACCGCACATGACCACCCCAGCACGCCATCTCTTCGAAAAACTTTATGGCGACTTTGGCTTGAAGCCAACCGACGCTGCATGGCTTGTGTTTCTGTCCGGCTGGAACGGCGCACTAGAGCAAGCCGCCAAAGAGTTCGAACAAATGCCATTCGGCGACACCGCAGCCAGCACGGCTGCATACCTACGCAATCACAGAGAGTAAACACCATGACAATCATCAACGCATTCCACCCCGCCTACGTGGCCACGCACATGCCAGAGTTCATGACCAAGATGCGCAACGAATCAACGCAAGCAGAGAACGGACGCATGTACGGCGCACGCTCAAAAGTGCAGCGCGAGTCGGTACACGGCACATCGGTGAACACCATCAGCACATTTCCAAAGACGCAGCGCGTCAGCTTAGCCCCACGCGAGATGACGTACTACAGCAAAGCCGGTACCGCAAACACAACCAAGAAGAAAAAGAAATGAGCGAGGAAGCAAAAAGCCTGCTGACGTTGATCGCGTTGATCTTCGTTGCAGCAGGCCTCAGCGTTGGCGTGATGTGCTGGTTTTTAACCCGCGACATCTACAACCACGACGATCAAGCGTAGGCGCGTGTGCCTTGCTTGTCGATGATGAGCTTTGACTTCTTTGGCACATCGCTCTCATTGGTGGTGATGGCCACATGAGTCCAGCGGTCAAACTCGCGAATCACCTGAGCATAGGGCAGCTCGCTTGCAATGATCGCCTTTGTCACTTCGTCAGGCGTCATGCCAGGCACGCGAATGTCAGCCGCACAACCACGGCGATGGTCGCTGGTATTTTTTGAACCGACAGCCGTGTTCACAGCCTCAGAGCGAAACGCGCTGTTCACGATGATTGGCTTGCCACCCAAGATCACCTTCAACTGCTCAAGGAAGTTGGCCAGGCGCGGCAGGTTCTCGTAGGCATTCACCATCACCTCTTTACCGTCGATGATGCACTTCTCAGCGGTGGTTGGTGTGTTATCCAGCTCGCGGTGGTCGGTGTGGGTCAGCTCTTCAAGCGTGAAATTTGGGGTGAGATGTGTCATTTAATAGCCCTCAGGTTGTTGTAAAAATCAATGCACGAATTTAGCTCAATTATGGCTTTGTCGCCGTCTGCTGCGATGGCGATAAGGTCGTCAGCAGTCTTTGAGTCAAGTTCGGCTCGCGTTTGTTGATCCCCGCTGGCATCTCCGGCAGCGCAACTGGCACGGACTGACAGCCTGAGAGCGCCAGAAGCAACATCAGCACGCAGCTGGTTGACTTTAATTTCAGCATCACGTTTTTCCTTTTCTAATTTTTGCGTTGTGGCAGCAGCCTCGTCGCGCATCGACGATTCAATGCGCTCGACTTCTGCTTTGATCTCTTGGCGCTCTTGGTACTTGCCAGCGAAGAACGCGATGAGCAAGCACCCGATGAACGTGGCTAGATTACGCAGCATCTGGCTCGTCCTTGGCTGGTGCAGGTGTTTCGTCTGTCAATTTCTTGTAGACATAGTTCACGCCAGCATTGACAAACGTCATGCCAGCAACACCACCAAGCACGCCGCCAGACAACAGCATGGCGTCATTTACCTGCTTGGCAAAGATCGCGTCAATCGGGGCCATACGAAGCATTGGCTGGATGGTAAAAATCAATGACGTGATCGCAATCAGCACAGTCGATGCGAACACGAACGCAATGGTCAAAATAACCACAGCCCACACGCGCACCTGAATCTGCTCGACGGTCATACGCTCCTCTGGGATGAACGGCTGGCCATCAATGCCAAGCATGATGCACAGAATCTTTTTGAGTTTTTCAGCGAATGTCATTTTTCGTCCTTCAGTAACATTTCAGGTGGAAGTAATTTGTCTGGGCATGTGCCTTCGACGGTGCAGATCGGTGGCTTGCACTCGATATTGTCCCAGTTGCGTGGGTTTTGGCATGGGTAGCGATAGCGATCTTCACCAAAGATGAAGACGGACGCCACCAAAGCGATCATCAATAAAACGTATCTCACTCTCTACCTTTCTCGGTGTCCTGCACCGCTTTCAATAAACGCTCCAGCTTCTCACGGCTCTCGCGCAACGCCAACGCAGCACGCTCAGACTCGCGCTGCTGATGTTTGAATTGTCCGTCCTTCTTGTAGTTGTCCAGCACCAAGATGAACACCACAGTGCACAAGCACATTACGAGCACGCCCAAAAAAACGATGATGCCTAGGTTATCTGGTTTAGACATTGGCAATGATACCGAGCAACAACCAAAAGTAAGCGATGAGCATTGCAGTGAAAAACACGGTCACGTTACGGTCGATGCGGTCATGGCGTAGCTTCTCAGCCCTTGCCTCACGCCAAGCCTTCTCGCGCTTGGCTTTCATCTGGCGAGCAGCCTGTCCGACCTTCACCTTGTCCTGCATCTCTTGAAACTGCGACCAGATCGGCCCCAACTGCCAAGGTGCGCCACCCATCAAGGTGCGCAGCGTTGGGTATGCTGAGTCAAGCTCAGCCTGCAACTGCGTCAGCTCCAGCACTTCTTTTGGGTTGATCTCGTCCTTTCCAAAAACTTCGGCGTAGCGTTTCTCTGCAAATGCCTTCAGGGTTGAGTAGTTATCGAACCACTCGCCCATGTGCCCGATGAACTGCTGCACGACTTCATCTTGTGTGGGGATATGGTCGATGTAGCCATCGTCCTTTTTCGACTTGCCACGCTTGGCTGGTTCGGCTTGTTTGGTGGCTGCTGCTGGCTCGGTGACAATACTCGCACTA